CACTGGTGTCAGCGCCCAGGACACGGTCATCAAGCGGTTGCGTGTGCCGGTGGCGGTTGACGATGGGCAGGATGGCGAGGGTACGGTACTCCAGGCCCCCCTGTAGGCCAGCGACCACCCGCCTGCGCCCTACACTGGAATGCACTCATGCCATCCCCTCCCCCAAACATTTGTTCGCATTCCCACCCCACCCCCCTCAATATGAGAAACCATATCTGAAGTACCTGTTTTAAAACAGGGGGGGGTATATATGTGAGTGAGTGCTTGCACGAACACTTGTTCTCGTTTAAACTTCGGCCATGGAACTTGTAACCGAACGCAGAAAACTTGTCTTGGACTTCATCCGGGCCTATGTGCGTTTACACGGCATCCCTCCGAGCTACGATGTGATAGCCCGTGGATTAGGGATGAAGTCCCGTTCCAATATCCACAGGATTGTCCACAGGCTGAAGTCCGATGGTTTCATCACTGTCAAGCCCAGGAAGTTCTACGGTGTCCGGTTGGTTGATAAATCTGTTGAGAAAATGTTGTCCCTATGAGCCTCCTTACCCGTAAGGAAGTGGACGGCTATATCAGCATGGTGGACAGAGTTCCGGATGCAGAACGCAAGAAGATCTTTGCCCTACTGGAGATGGACAGGGTTGAGCGGTGCAGGGAGTCCTACCTGTTCTTTGTCCAGCAGATGTGGCCGATATTCATATCGGGCAAACATCACCAGATCATGGCAAATGCCTTTGAACGTGTTGTCAATGGGGATTTGAAACGTCTGATCATCAACATGCCTCCCAGGCATACCAAGTCAGAGTTTGCCTCCTTTTTGCTTCCAGCTTGGTTCTTGGGTAAGCACCCGGAGAAGAAGATCATCCAGACCGCCCACACTGCCGAGTTGGCCGTGGGGTTTGGACGTAAAGTCCGGAATCTTGTTCAGTCGGAGGATTACAGGAAGATCTTCAATACGCAGTTGTCTTCAGATTCAAAGGCCGCTGGCCGGTGGAACACGGACAAAGGTGGTGACTACTTCGCTATTGGTGTTGGGGGAGCCGTTACCGGAAAAGGCGCAGATGTATTGATCATTGATGACCCGCATTCTGAGCAGGAGGCCAAGCAGGGCAACCCTGCGGTGTTTGACAATGTCTATGAATGGTACACATCTGGCCCTCGTCAGCGTTTACAGCCGGGTGGGGCCATCATCATTGTGATGACAAGGTGGTCAAAGAGGGATTTGACAGGCCAGATCCTCAAAAATTCGGAAAAAGACGGGGTAAATGAGTGGGAAGTGATTGATTTCCCGGCTATTTTGCCCTCTGGAACCCCTTTGTGGCCTGCGTTTTGGAAGAAAGAGGAGCTAGAAGCCCTCAAAGCTGAACTTCCAGTGGCTAAATGGGAGGCTCAGTACCAACAAAACCCCACATCTGAGGAAGGGGCCATCATAAAGCGGGATATGTGGCGGCTTTGGGAGAAAGAAGACCCTCCCCCGTGTGATTACATCATCCAATCCTGGGATACAGCCTTTGAAACCAACAACCGTGCCGACTATTCGGCCTGTACCACCTGGGGAATCTTCGATCATTCCGATGGGAAAGGCAACTTACGTCCAAACATCATCCTTCTGGATGCGTTTAAACAACGACTTGAGTTCCCGGAGCTAAAGAAGAAGGCATATGAGATGTATCAGGAATGGAACCCGGACACATTGATCGTGGAGAAGAGGGCGGCAGGCGCTCCCTTGATCTATGAGATGCGTAGGACAGGAATTCCGGTGTCGGAATATACACCGGGCAAAGGAAACGATAAGATCGCCCGTGTAAACGCTATTGCTGACCTGTTTGCGTCCGGGATGGTTTGGTGTCCAGATCACCGATGGGCTGAAGAAGTCGTAGAAGAAATGGCTTCATTCCCCAACGGGGACAACGATGACCTTGTGGACTCAAGTAGCCAAGCTTTGATGCGGTTTCGCCAAGGCGGGTTTATTTCCATCGATTCAGATGAGCCAGATGAACCCATTTATCGCAGGAAAGCGGAGTATTACTAAGGATCATTATGGCTAACTTTGACAAAGCACTTTACCCCGCCCCAACGGGCATGGATGACTCCCGTGGCGTGAGTATTGAGATTGAAGACCCGGAGTCTGTAACGATTGACACCGGGGACGTTGAGATCACCCTGGAGCCAGAGAATGATTACGGCGGGGACTTTGATTCAAACCTCGCAGAAATCCTGGACGAAGGTGAACTATCCACCATCTCATCTGACCTCATGGAGTTAGTGGACGCTGACATATCCTCACGCAAGGATTGGGCAGAAACCTTTGTCAAGGGCCTGGAAGTGTTGGGGATGAACTATGAAGAAAGAACGCAGCCTTGGAACGGAGCATGCGGTGTTTTCTCAACCATCTTGACGGAAGCGGCCATCAAGTTTCAGGCCGAGTCCATCATGGAAACCTTCCCAGCCCAAGGGCCGGTCAAGACCGAGATCATTGGTGCGATTGACAAGATGAAGGAAGACGCAGCAGAACGTGTCAGGGATGACATGAACTTCAAGCTGACGGAAGAAATGCCTGAGTACCGCCCGGAACATGAGCGCATGCTCTATTCCCTGGGGCTGTCGGGATCTGCGTTTAAAAAGGTCTACTACGACCCTGCCATGGGACGGCAGGTGGCCCTGTATATCCCGGCAGAGGACGTTATCGTTCCTTACGGGGCATCAAATTTAAACAACGCAGAACGGGTCACCCATGTGATGCGTAAGACCAAGAATGAGATCAAGAAGCTCCAGGTCAGCGGGTTCTACCGGGATATAGACCTTGGCGACCCCGTCAACATAATGACGGACATTGAGAAGAAAAAGGCCGAACAGCAGGGTTATAAAGCTTCCGATGACAACCGCTACCAGATCCTTGAGATCCACACTGACCTGGACATTGAAGGGTTTGAGGATGTGGACAAAGACGGGGAACCTACCGGCATCGCCCTGCCTTATGTAGTGACCATCGACCGTGGAACCGGGGATGTCCTGGCAATTTACCGCAACTGGTTAGAAGACGATGACATCAAAGCCAAACGCCAGCATTTCGTGGACTACTGTTATATCCCAGGATTTGGCTTCTACGGGATGGGTCTGATCCATGTGATCGGCGGCTATGCCCGTGCAGGTACTTCCCTGATTCGCCAGTTGGTGGATGCGGGGACTTTGTCCAATCTGCCCGGTGGATTGAAGTCCCGTGGCATGCGGATCAAAGGAGATGACACCCCAATCGCCCCAGGTGAATTCCGGGACGTTGATGTGCCAAGCGGAGCGATCAAAGACAACGTCATGGCGCTCCCGTATAAGGAGCCAAGCGCAACCCTCCTGACTCTGCTCAATCAGATCACAGAAGAGGGACGCAGATTGGGTTCCATCTCTGACATGAAGATCAGTGATATGAGTTCCCAGGCCCCCGTAGGGACAACCCTGGCAATTCTGGAAAGAACCCTGAAAACTATGGGAGCCGTTCAGGCCCGTGTCCATTACTCCATGAAGCAGGAATTCAAACTGCTCAAGGGAATCATCCGGGACTATGCACCCAGTGAGTATGAATACGACCCCCAGGGCGGGAACCGCAAGGCCAAGCAGTCTGACTACGACATCGTTGAGGTGATTCCGGTCAGTGACCCGAACTCCAGCACGATGGCCCAGCGGATCATGCAGTATCAGGCGGTGATTCAGTTGTCCGCTCAGGCCCCGCAGATCTACAACCTGCCCAATCTGCACCGTCAGATGATTGAAGTTTTGGGGATCAAGAACGCAGATAAGCTGGTTCCAGTGGATGATGACCAAACACCACGGGATCCTGTCAGCGAGAACATGGCATTCCTCAACGGGAAGCCAACCCAGGCATTTATCTACCAAGATCACGATGCCCACATCGCCGCTCACACATCCTTCATGCAGGATCCAATGATTGCCCAGACTATCGGACAAAACCCGATGGCCCAGAAGATCCAGGCGGCGGCAATGTCCCACATTGCAGAGCATTTGGCGTTCCAGTACCGCAGGAAGATCGAAGAGCAGATCGGCGTGCCATTGCCTCCCCCTGACCAGAAACTGCCAGAGGACATTGAAATTCAGGTGTCCCGGTTGGTGGCCGATGGTGCAAAACAACTC